TGGGTCCTAACTGTCTTAAATCGGTCCCAAAAGGCTCAGGAATGCCATCGTAGCGGTGACGTAAGGATTGCAGGGTGAGTAGACGGAGCAGGCGGTAGACTGTACCGTTGCTACCGCGACCCTCTAAGGGTCGCCGTTGCTGTTTAATTCGCCTCACGGCTCATATTGTAGCGACAGCCAATAGTGTCGCTAGGTGCGACACGCCGTTATGATGATAGGATGCAGCTATGACAACTATCGCAGGTATCCAAGGTATCGATTACGCTGTGCTAGTTGCAGACTCACAGATCACAGAAGACAATCTCGTGACTCTTGCTACGAGTACACCGAAGATAGTCGAGGTAGGTAAGTTCCTCGTGGGTATCTCAGGTGATACCAGGCCAGGTGACATTCTTTCCTATAACTGGAAACCACCGACCTATCGAGGTGAAGATCCCGTCCAGTTTATGGGAAAGAAAGTAATTACCAGTATCAACTCAGCTTTTAGTGACAACAACTACGACTACAACAAGGTGGATAAAGATGGCGGTTTTGATTATCTCGTTGCTTTTAACGGCAACATCTTTCGTATTGCTTGTGATCTCTCTTTTTTCCAAAGTGATGTCGGAATTTACGGCATTGGTAGTGGTGGTCAGTTTGCTCTTGGCTACCTTGCTTCAATCGTTAAACCTGATATTGAACTAGCCTACGCAAAGAGACACGCCCGTCGTGCCGTTGATATTGCTTCAATACTTGATGCGAATACAGGCAAGCCTTTGCAACTTGTTGTTCAAGAAAGGTTTTGATGCCAGGTAATAGCAAAGAGTACAACGCTTCTTATTATCAAAAGAATCGTGAACGTATTGTTGCCTTGCGTAAAGCAAGGAGAGAGACACCTGAGTTCAAGGCGTTACGTAAAGAACAAGCATCTAAGTATCATAAAGATAACCCACACAAAACACGTGAGGCTAGGCGTAGACGCAGAGCTATGGAGAAGCAAGTAGAATCTGCTCCATACACAGAACAAAATGTACTTGACACCTACGGAACTACCTGTCATATTTGTGGTGTGGAGATTGACCTAACAGCACCAAGACAGGCTGGCAAAGTTGAGGGCTGGGAGATGGGTCTACACATAGATCATCTAGTGCCTATTAACTCAGGCGGTGGAGACACGATAGAAAATGTACGACCTGCACACGCAAAATGTAATTTACAAAAGGGCCACAAGCCTTTACAGTTGGTAGTCCAAGAAAGACTCTAGGAGGAGTTATGCAAAAGAAGTTAGGTAGGTTCTGGTTTTACGGTGGTCGTAATAGCGGAATAGGTTTAGGTTTCAACGTTGATAAGCACCACATCACAGTTGATTTATTATTCTGGTATGCAGGGTGGGAGTTCTAATGGAAAAGACTATGGAGTATGCGCTTAATGAAGCGCTACAACAAGGAAGGCACAGTGCTATGCCAACTTTCATTGAGACTGAATTACGTGAGAAGTTAAAGCAAAGAATCGAACAACGAGCAGTTGTTTACAGAGGTGTTCTTGAACGCAAAGAAGTTGCAGAAACTCAGTGTCCTGTATGCAAAGAAGATATCCCAAACTATGAGTACACACGTGGGATGTTGACAGCATTCAACCAGACGATTGATATGTTAAATGAACGTAACTGACCCAAAAGAATTACTACTGACTGCTCTTAAGGCAGGAGATGCTAAGCGTTCACGATCTACTCAGGTACAGATCGGACCATCAGAGGTAGGTGGCTGTCGTCGTAAGGTGTGGTACAGACTTAACGACCAACCAGAAACCAATGACAATGAATTAAAGTTAGCTGCGATTATGGGTACTGCTATCCACGCAGAAATTGAGAAGGCGTTAGCAGATAACAAAGATGTTTTAATTGAAACAGAAGTTGAATACAACGGTATGAAAGCACACGTTGACTGCTTTGTACCTGGTACTGGTGATGTGATTGACTGGAAGACAAGCAAGGTCCGGAACCTTTCTTACTTTCCATCAACGCAACAACGGTGGCAGGTACAGCTTTATGGCTACCTCCTAGCAAATAACGGCTATGCGGTCAACCGAGTGTCACTGGTAGCAATAGCCAGGGACGGGGACGAACGCGATGTCAAGGTTCACACCGAAGACTACGATGAGTCCATTGCACTAGAGGCACTCGGTTGGCTAGCGGCTGTTAAGGAAAGTAAAGAGGCACCAGCACCTGAGAAGGATGCAAGTTACTGTCAGCACTATTGCAAGTTCTATGACGCAAGTGGGCAGATGGGATGCGTTGGTCTAAAAAAAGAACTTACGTTAGTCAGTGATGTAATCATTGATGATGTTGATGTTGACAAGAATGCACTGCTGTACTTACAGTTAGCAGCACAGATAAAAGATCTTGAGAAGCAACAAGACTCACTCAAGGCCAGCTTTGAAGGACTGCTCGGTGTTACACCTAGCGGTATCGAAGTAAGTTGGACAACTGTTAAAGGTCGTGAGACAGTTGACAGTAGCGAGGTAGAAAAACTATTAGGGTTTGTCCCTAAGAAGTTTGGTAGTGAATCACAACGGTTATCAATCAAACAAACTGGAGGAAAGTAAATGGCTGCAAACGAAAACACAAAGTTCCAGATCAATTACAAGTTAAATGATGGAACTCTTATCAATCTTTACGCATCAGATGTAAAGGATTTAGAGACAGGTCTTGCAGATCTTGGTATGATCTCGACATTGATTCGCTCAGTGGGTAATGATTTACACGGTGGCGCTACGTCTTTAGAGACAACACTTGTTTCAGCGGGTGTTAACCCAACAGTTGCAGCAGTTGCTCAGCAATTTAATGCAACACCAGTTGCACAGACACCAGCTGCACCGCTTGCAGGTCACACTTGCCGTCACGGTGTAATGGCACTACGTGAAGGAACATCAGCGCGAGGACCTTGGAAGGGCTATATGTGTGCTGCACCAAAGGGTGCAACAGACAAGTGCGATACCATCTGGGTTCGATAAATGCTACGGCGACCAGAACAATTTGAGTCGCCAAGTTGTGCAACAGTAGGTGGAGATTATTGGTTTCCTGAACTAGAGGCAGGTAAACCTAATCAATCAGAGGCAAGGCTAGCTAAGTCTATTTGCCATTCCTGTCCACACAAAGTTGAATGCGCTGAGTGGGGTATCTACAATGAAGCGCACGGCATTTGGGGCGGTCTAACTAATAGAGATCGCCAAGCCGTTCGTCGTCAAAGAGGTATCAAAATTTATCAGGAGGATCAAAGTGCTTAATCTATCCCGTGCGTGGGGCGGTGTGCTTACCAAAGCAACACCATTGCCTGACGTATGGACGGGCTTGGCAGCCAAACAGATTAAGTTCAGACGTGGGCAGGTATGTATGGTTGCAGCAGCACCTAATGCTGGTAAGTCAATGTTCGCATTGATCTATGCAATCAAAGCAAAGGTGCCTACGCTGTTCTTCTCAGCTGATACTGACACTACTACTGTGATGATGCGAGCAGCTTCGCATACATCAGGCCACTCACAGATAACTGTTGAGGCTAACTTGGCTAGCGATAGCCACTATTACGACCATCACTTCCAGAAGATTGACCACATCAAGTGGGTCTTTGATTCATCACCTTCAATAGATGACCTTGAGTTAGAGATCAGAGCTTACGTAGAACTCTACGGCGAGGCACCTGAACTTATCATCATTGATAACCTAATGAACGTGGCAGCAGAGACAGACAATGAATGGTCAGGACTGCGTGCAATTATGATGGAGTTGCACGATATGGCACGCAAGACTGAAGCCTGTGTAATGGTATTGCACCACGTCTCTGAGCAATCAGAGTACGGATCAACAACCAAGCCACCTGCACGTAGGTCTATTCACGGAAAGGTCAGTCAGTTACCTGCACTGATACTTACACTGGGCTACGATCCCAACCAAGCAACACTTGCAGTAGCTGCTGTGAAGAATCGTTTTGGTCCACACACAGCAGATGCCTCCGATTATGCACAACTGCTAGTAAACTATGCAGCGTGTCAGATCGGTGACCAAGATGAATATGGCTGGATGTATCGCAAGGATGCACTGGCTGGATACCAGGGAGGGTACAACGTATGATGGGCTATATCTTTGGAGCAACACTTACTGTTGTTGTATTTGGCGCATTGCTTGGAACATTATTCCTTGCAGTAGAAAACGAAGACTGGCGCTGGGGTGTTGTGTCAGTAATAATACTCATTGGTATTCTTGCTGGTGGTATGTATTTAACTGACCAAGAAGAATCACAAGGTCCTTGTGCTAAGTATGAAACACAGTGGTCATATAACGCAGCAACTAAATCTAATATGCCTTATCGTGTTTGCGTAGAGCGAGGAGAGTGGATCAACAATGGCTAATACAGAGATGCAGTATGTAAAGAACCGCATTCAGAAATTGGAGAAGGACTTTGCAGCCTTTGCTTCCTTGCTTATCCAAGCAGGTATCGTTGAGGTCAAAGAAGAAGATGGTGTGCAAGTCTATGCAGTCAACAAGGTTGCACTAGATGGCAAATAAGAACGGACGCAAGGGTTCTCAGTTTGAGACAGATGTTATGAAATGGCTCCGCAATGCTGGAGTTATGGCAGAACGTTTGACAAAAGCTGGGGCAAAGGATGAGGGAGATATGGTTGTTATCATATCTGGAGAAACCTACATCCTTGAATTAAAGAACAGGCAGACGCTATCTCTGCCGGAGTTCTGGAGAGAAGCGCAAGTTGAGGCGCTTAACTACGCAAAGGCTAGAGGTCTTGGGGAAGTGCCTCTTTCCTACGTTGTAGTTAAGCGTCGCAACGCTAGCATCGAAGATGCTTGGGTAATACAAAACTTAAATCAATGGTTAAAGGAGAAGAAGTAAATGCCAGTACCAGGTGGAGAAATAACAACAACAGAACTATGGAGTAAACCAGATGCCGTCAGTAATCAAGTCGTTGAAGAAGCGCAGGAAGACAACACAGCGGGGGAAGCCGATGCCACAGAGCAAGAGGTGGTCGAAGGTGGAAGTAAGAAAAAAAGATGATCTGCCAAAACTGTCTTAAAGGTGGCGAGGAGAATAGCCTCGGTCACTACAAACGATCAGCTAACTGGCACGATAAGTGCGACTACAAGGGGTGCGTATGTCAACACAAGACTGGGCCAGGTCACACAAGAGTAACCGCATCCAAGCAAATGCAATCCCAATAGAACCAATCGTAAGTTTCTTCGGCGGTGAAACAAGAGGTGGCACCGGTGAGATAAGAGTCAAGTGCTTGATGCACAATGACTCACACAGATCTGCCTCGATGAACGTAGATACCAACCTTTACTACTGTCAAACCTGTGGTAAGGGTGGCAATGCAGTCAACATAGTCTGCATCCTAGAGAACTTGGAGTTTATAGATGGCCTCAAACGTGCAGTCGAAATTGCTTCTGGAAGCGGCGCAGCGATACGCACAGGCAATAAGTCCAGAGGTGCTAGACGTGCTAGCCGCACGTGGGATATCTGAATTAGTTGCAGCTAAGTTTCAACTAGGCACAGTTTATGAGCCACACAATGGACACGAGATGCACGAGGGTTGGCTGTCTATTCCATACATCACTGCCAGTGGTAGTTGTGTGGGCTTTAAGTTCAGACGTATAGATGATGGCAAGCCTAAGTATGGTAGTCCTACAGGGCAGAAGGCACACTTGTATAACGTATGCGACATCACCATTGACTCACCACACATCGTGGTCTGTGAAGGTGAGTTAGATGCAGTAGTTACCAGCGGTGTACTTGGAATACCTGCGGTGGGTGTGCCAGGGGTTGCTGCTTGGAAGCCACACTTTCCCAAACTATTTAATGGCTATGAAACTATCTATGTCGTCGGTGATAATGACATCAAAGAAGATGGGTCTAACCCTGGAGCTGAGTTTGCTAAGCGTGTTGCTAACGAGGTAATGAACTCAGTTATTGTTACACTACCACCAGGTATGGACATCAACGACTACTACCTAGCACACGGGGCAGATGCCACACGTGCTTTGCTAGTAGGTGAGCAGATTGGATAAAGCTGAATGGTCACAGATGGTACAGATTTTGCAGCATATGGGCTTTCAGATCCTAGAGATCAATATGGAAACCGAGACTTTGTTAGTTCGTCCGACCCCAGCAAGGTAGACGAGGCGTTCATTGCAGATGTCTGGCGTATTATGGATCAGGCTGGCAACTTACTGGTGCGTAAGCATCACGACTACGGCCCAAAGAACATTGCTCACTCACCAGGTGGACCACTTAATGGTTTGCGTGTACGTATGTGGGACAAGATAGCTCGCATCAATAACCTACTTGATAGCGGTGTACAACCAAGCAACGAGTCATTGCGTGATAGTTTCTTAGACTTACTGAACTACTCAGCTATCGCAATGATGGTGTTAGATGGTGTGTGGCCAGAAGTAAATGACTGAACTACATCCAGTCGTCTATGACTTGGTACCTTCGGTAGCAGGTACGATCTACCGCAGGTATAAGAACTACGTCGAACGTGATGACATCAAGCAGGAGTGTATGGCTTGGGCTATGACACGCACTGCTTACATCACTGAGCAACTCAATGAACCTAATGAAGAGCGACGCAAGCACAACGAGCAGCGCATTGCATACCAGATGCGACGTGTAGCAGAACGCTATGCACGCAAAGAGAAGGCATCTAAGTCTGGCTATCAGACTACAGATGAGGCTTACTACGAGTCAGCTGGTATCGGACAGTTACTACCTTTTGTTATTGCATCAGTCATTGATGGCACAGTATTAGAACAGGTACAACAAATGGTACAAGATGGGCAGCCGAAGGGTAAGTCCAGTCCAGCAGAAGGTGGCAACCTACTTGCAACTCTCATTGACATCAAGCGTGGGTACCTGTCACTAGATGCAGATGAGCAGAAGTTACTACGCCTGCGCCACCACGAGAGCGCTACCCTGCAACAGATTGCAGCGGTGATGGAGTGCGCTGTCTCAACAGCAGATCGCAGATGCAACAACGCTATGCGTAAGTTGATTGAACAACTCGGAGGGCAGAGTCCGTGGCAATGAAAGAACAAGACCTGTTCGACTACTTGAAGTCTAGTTTGTATCCAGATTTAGAGAAGGCACCTGGTATCTATGATGCCTTTGACTGCATCAGTATTACCGCCGGTCACTACATAGAATTGAAGTGTCGCTACACTCACTACGATACGCTGCTGATTGAAGAGATGAAGTATCGCAAGCTGATAACGCAGGCTGCTGAGCGAGATCTTATCCCGTTCTACATTAACTCGACACCGAAGGGTGTCTTTTCTTTTGACCTGATGGATGTACCTGAACCTGAATGGTTTACTCATAAGATGCCAGCGACAACTGAGTTCTCACGCAACAATAAGATTGATAAATTAGTAGGCTACTTACCGATTGATGAGGCGGTGCAGTTATGATCTATGACTACAAATGTCCACAGTGTGCAGCAGTACTGTCCGTTGAGCGCAGTATCCACGAGACACCCAAGCCACCAGCTTGCGTGCCGTGTCACGTTACTATGACTCGTATCTATGAAGCACCAAGCGTGCAGTTCAAGGGCGGAGGGTTCTACTCCAATGGCGGATAAGTTTCCAGACTGGTTCAGCATCACAGCTAAGCCTAACTTTGAGCAGTTCCTAATTCCGTTAGCGGGTCAAGATAATTTGACCTTCCTGCAACTGGGTGCATACACCGGTGATGCCAGCCTATGGATGTTAGACAACGTACTGACTGGTCATAACTCCATACTCATTGACGTTGATACCTGGCAAGGTAGCGATGAAGAGGTGCATAAGAAGATGGACTTCTCAGAAGTTGAGTCGGTCTATGATGCCAAGATCAAAGGCAGGGCTGCTAAGAATAAGAGCACAACAGTTGATTACCTGCTACGCAATAGCTTTGAGTATGACTTTGTCTATGTAGATGCAGACCATACCGCTGCTTCTGCCTTGATAGATGCTGAACTAGCGTGGCAGTATCTAAAACCTAACGGCATACTTGCCTTTGATGATTACGAGTGGGGTTCACAACTGCCTGCACACCTTGCACCTAAGTTGGGTGTTGGCCTCTTCCTCCACCGTTATCAAGGTAAGTTTGAGACTCTTGTGGTCAATGGACAAGTGTGGTTGCGTAAGTTATAGTTAAGCCAGGTAGTCAGATACTACCGAGTGCTAGCAAGAAGCCCCCGCCAATTACGGCGAGGGCTTTTTGTTTGCTAGGAAAGGGTTAGAAACCTAGCAATTCTTAGTACCAGCGTCCTCCGTTTGCTGCGAGAGCGCGACAGAAACTTCCTCGATAACGGTGTTCAACGTATCGTACAGCGTGAAGGATTTGTAGTTCAGGCTCTCCACTACGCTCTCTAAGGAGTTGAGCAATTCCGAAAGCTGAGCTAGTTGGTTTGCCCTGAGAGTTTCTTGGGCGAGCAAGGTGGTCGAAGCGGGATTCACGGGACCAAAGTGTGATCGCACATTTGATCTGGTTGTCATTGTAACCGAGTGCGTTGAGGAAACTAACTGCAAGTGCTTTGTTCTCACGCTTCTCCTCCATCGTAGCCTTCGTCCTCTCCCGCATCTGCGGGATCTCCGAAGGGAGGGACGGCGTTCGCCCGTGTATGTGTAGTAATAGTAAGACGGGTATTATCAGCAACACCAACCCACTTCTTGCCCTCTTGCTCATCTAATTCCCTCTCTTCCACAAGCAACTGCCTGTATTCGTCAGCGTATAGGTGAGACAAGCGCACAAGGGCGCGATCTCTTGCTCTGCGATAGTTCCGGTACGAGATAGCCTGCATCCCGCTTACTTGTCTACTCTCCGTCATTAAGTTTATCCTCCCACACAATAAGCACATAGACTACCACCATTACACCTACCAAACCTAGCCAGTAACTCATAGGCTAGCTGCCCTTACGATCTCGGTGATGTCTATGGTCTGCCCTACTAAGTGAGCGTCCTCCTCGTCCGAGTCCCACGCTGATACTAATACACGCGAGCCACTAGGTGCAAGGCTAAGCCACTCTATGCAATGCTCGGCACTAGCCCCGCCCCAAGTGTTATCGCCGTCCGGCTCTACCACTTCATAGAATAGAATCAAGTCCGACTTAGGCGGGTGAATTGTGTATACGTTACTCATTAGCCCACCTCCAACCTACACTTATGCCTGCCTTCTCGTACCCTTCAATCGTGGCACCAATAGGAATTGTTAGCGGTAACTTAGCCAACACGGTACCGCTATCCTTCTCGTATACCTGAAAATAATTAGTCATTGTCCTCCTCCAATCCAAACAGGCGAGCCATAGCGGTATTCGCCCTCTCTAAGTTCTTAATCGCTAACGCGATATCCTCCTCCTTGATATTCTTCTCAGCTTGATCTAGGCATAGATTAAACTTAGCCCGTAGATACTCTTCATTCATCGCTATCTCCCTCACTAGGTAAACACGATACGCACCACGCGGTATCGTTGCCATCTTTAACTATCTGCCCATCTATATCTGCCCACACTATGTCATCTTCATCTAATAAATCGCCACATATATTGCACTTAACCTCCGGCTCTCCCTCTTCCGCATAGAAAACTGGGTCATTCCAATCTGGTTCGTATCCCATTAGTAACTCCCATCTTTCCCGGATACCCAACCACATCTATCGCAGGTGACTTTACCTTCCATAGTCTGACTATCTCCGGACATTACGCACCCGCATACCCAACACTTACCGTAACTCATAGTGTCCCCCTCGCCATTAGCCACTCATCGGCTAGGTGTAAGGTAATAGCCTTACCCGCCTCTCCCATAGCTGCCATTAAAGTACCGGCTACGCCGGCTCCCTCGATTATGCAACTACCGTTAGTGTCTAATAGGTCTACTATCCACGCTCTCTGGCTCTCGCTCTCCATATCCTCAAATTCTCGGATACTTAGGCGATAGATAGTCTCGCTTAGTTCGATCATTTACTTACCCTCTCCCTCGCACGTTAATAGATCTTCACACCATTCCCAGCCGGTGCCAGTCCATAGTAGGTGACTAGCTATCTCCCATAGTCCCCAGATAGCTAGTCCT